ATAGGGGGGTGCAGAGTCACCACCGGAGGGATATTGTGGCCTCTGCTGCCGGTGTTTTTTTGCGTACCATGACGCAAGAATCAGCCACTACCGGCTTGGCTTATAACATTTTACTAAACCCTTCTTGCTTACGCACTGGCCTTAACAGTTTCCAAGCAAAAAGGCAACAATTATTTATGTTCTATTTTTGGGTACGATCGTTCCAGATTCATGAGCGTATTTATGGCATCAAGGTCTTTGATGTTTTTTGAAACAGTCTTGAGAACAAAAACTTATATACTTTCTTTTATCTGTAGGTTGGAATTTCAATCCACATTGTAAGCATTGCTTGTATATGAAAAACTTAATCATTTAACCCCCAAAATAACCAACCACCAGCTTGCGCTGGTGAACTCAGCCATATGTACTACCTGCGGCTATGTCAGGAACGGTATTGAGTAACAACTCTCTGATCGCTGGCCTGAACCAGTTAGATCGGCTATGGCAGGTGTTGTCCCCGGCTGCGCGGCTACTTATTCCGCGCCCTCTAGCCCCGTCGGACCTTTTTGCTTACGCACTGGTCTTTCGTGCGGCCATGAAAAAACCCATACGGCTCGGGTCTAGGTCGTGGTGTGATCGGAGCGAAACCGCGACTTTTCGCACTTCTCAGACCAAAACCCGATGCGTATGGGCTTTCGCGGAATCACGCCCCACCACAGAGCGACCTTTTTCAAGGCAGAGAAATCATATCTAAATAGACAACATGACACAATCTATTTTTCAACTTTTTTATAAGCCATTGAATTTTAATGATAAATAATTGTTGACATGAATACTTTAACGCCTTAATATCACTCCACGGTCGAAGCCTGAGACCTTACAAAAAAGGATACAAGATGTTAAACGCTATCGAAGACATCAGCGCAGAACTGCGATACCTGACGGAACTCCTCGAAGTCAGGGAAAAAATCAGAGCATACAAGACTCTGTACCCCACCCAAAAAAAATACGCTTCTCGCCTGACCTATGACGTTATAACGTCATTGATGGCGCGTGAAATTCAACTCAAACAATACCTGGAGCAATAATGGAAACGAAAGCAATCTTCCCCGCGCTGGTCAAAGCACAAAAAGAATTCGGGCCAGCACTCAAGACTTCAACCAATCCACACTTTCGGTCCAAATATGCCTCTCTGGATGCTTGCGTGGAAGCTGTCATTGACGCGCTAAACAATAACGGCATCATGTTAATGCAATTCACTCATCCTTGCGAAGACGGTGTTATCGTTGAAACAATGTTCATCCATGAATCAGGTGAGCATGTTTCTGGAGGTAGGCTGCATGTTCCCGCGTCTAAACAGGACGCTCAGGGATATGGATCAGCTCTTACCTACGCAAGACGGTATAGCCTGCAAGCTGCCTGCGGCATCGCCCCTGAAGACGATGACGGTAACGCAGCGTCACGGATACAGAAGCCAGCACAAGTCAAGTCTGGCCGAGATTATGAAACACTGAAGTTTATCTTGGATGCCTGTGAATCATTGGATCAACTGAAGGAAGAATACTCAAAGATGACTACTGATGAACGATCACTTGTGTCCAAACTGAAGGACGAATTGAAGGAAAAACTGAAATGAGAGATCGCAACGAATTTCAGAATACTGGTGACTGGCACTCAGCCAGAACCGGAAAGCTGACAGCTTCTCGCATGGCAAGTGCAATGTCTTTCCTTAAAGCAAAAGCAGGCAAAGAACCTGAGGAATCGTCTAAAAGATACGATTTGAAGAAAGAGATTCTTCTGGAAAGACTCACCGGAAACATCGTAAGCAAATTCGTCAACGATGCTATGCAATGGGGAATCGACCATGAACCACTGGCGAAAGAGGTTTTTGAGCAAAAGACGGGTATTCTCATTGAAGATGTTGGATTTGTTGATTTTCCTGGTGGCGTTGATAACTTTGGCGCTTCTCCCGATGGTCTTACCTCCGACGGAGGACTCATCGAATGTAAATGCCCAACAGAAAAAGTCATGCTAGAGTATTTGTTAAAGGATACAATTCCTGATGACTACAAGAAACAGATGTGTGTTCAATGTCTTTGCACCGGAAGGTCTTTTGTTCACTTTGTTGCATACGACCCAAGACTTCCAGAAGACATTAACTTTTTCCACAAAGTCTACACGCCAACGAAGGAGGAGCTAGACGAAGTTTTACATGCAGCAATGAGGTTTCTCGAAGAAGTTGACGAGATGTTTTTGCAATTAACTCATAGGTGATATATGGCTTACGAAATGAAAGCAGGTGAAGGATCGGCATTTAAGAACGAAAAGAAAGAAGATTGGCACGCAGACATGCGAGGTAAAGTCTTGCTGCCTGACGGTAAGACTCATTTTCTTGACGTTTGGGAAAAGCAAGACCGCAATGGAAACACTTTTGTGCGTATCAAGATCGGAAAGGAGATTCAAGGCCGTTCAGATAATCCGCCCGAAAAAGAACTTAAAGACATGAAGGATGACATTCCGTGGTAAATCCAATCTTAGGGGAGCAAAGAATTGACAAACTTAGATTTCATGTTTCAGAACTCGCTCAACAGGTTGAAGAACTTATCTTTGTACTCAAAGAGCAAGGATACGACAATGAACTCATGTTCCACAAAGTCAAAAAAACAGTCAACAAAGCAAGACAAGACCTATACGGAAAAACTTGGGAAAGCAAAAGAGTATCTGCGGAGCAAAAATAAATACGCAATCGACAGCAATAATACGTTTGTCTACAAGGACTCATCTGGAAGAACTATCACAAAAGATGAGATCGAGCGCGTAAAGTCTGAGGTTTTCCCACTTAGAAAAGTAATCTAATAAATAGCCGAAAGCGGATGCCGGTGTAAGTCGCCTGTCGGTGCATCGGACGCAGCGAGTAGGCTTACTTTTGGAAAAAAGATGAATAGAGTTTTATGTTGGTTTTCTTGTGGCGCTGCAAGCGCATATTCAGCAAAACTAGCTATTGAAAAATACGGTGATTTGGTTGAGGTTGTTTATTGCGATACTTTGAAATACGAACATCCAGACAATTTAAGATTTATGCACGATTGTGAGAAATGGTTCGGGAAAAAAATTGAATTAATTCGCTCTGCAAAATACTCAGATATTTATGATGTATTTGATAAAACGGGGTGGCTAGTCGGACCAGCAGGAGCAAGATGTACTACAGAGCTAAAGAAGTTGGTTAGGAGGAAATATCAAAAAGAAGATGATTTGCATATTTTTGGTTACACGGTCGAGGAGTCGAATAGGAAACATCAGTTGATGATTGGTGAGCCTGACCTTAAATGCGAGTTTCCTTTGATTGAAAAGGGAATAACAAAACGAAATTGTTTGGAGGCACTTTATAGTGCAGGAATTGAGATTCCTGCTATGTATAGGCTAGGCTACCCTAATAACAACTGTATTGGATGTGTAAAGGGTGGCGCTGGATATTGGAACAAGATCAGATTCGACTTTCCTGATGCTTTTGAAAAGATGGCAAAACAAGAACGGAAAATGAATGTCGCAATTAACAAAAGAATGGATGGCGAAAAAAGGATTCCAATTTTTTTGGATGAACTTCCTGTCAATATGGGCAGGATTGAATCGGAGCCAAACATTGAGTGCGGTGTGTTGTGTCTTAGTTGACGCAACATACGCAGCGAGTAGGCTTACTTTTGGAAAACGGATGGAATTCATGAACGAATTGATGCAATCCAACGACGCACTTGCTTGTTTGCTCAACGCTGTTGAGTCAGCCATTTCATCTGGTGATTGGAAAGTAGACGGAGCTTGTGATCCAGATATGGTGATTAACTGCGCCCAGCGTGTTTTAAGGGAAAACGGTTATCACAGAAACGTAATTAGCGGGGAGTGGCAACGCGCAATTTGATCCCAACACGGCGGCATGGATTGGATAATAAAACGCATCGAGTAGGCTAACTTTTTAGGAGATTATGATGAGTGAATTTTTATTAGGCATTTTGATTCTTGGTGTTGTGTACATGATTTATCTGTTCTGGTGTGTGCTTATCAAAGAATCGCATGAAAAGCAAACAGAAGACAAAGAATTCAATTCCCATGTGAATGTTGTTAAACGAAAATACAAACGTAAAGCAACCAAAAAGACGACAAGGAAAAAGACATGACATTCATGGATGCGCTAAAGCCTAGATTTGTGCAGATCAATCAACCTGCCAGGCTCATCAAGTTCAATGAAAGGGAGGAAAAGAGTTTATCTGTAGAGGAAAGAGTCATTACAAACAAGATAGTCGAAATAGACAGGAAACTATCATTGTTGAGAAACAAAAACGAAGACTACAAGTCAAGAATCCACAAGATGTCCAGAAGGCTCAACGCTGCTGAACTTCAGCCGATGATTAAAAGATTCAAGACGCACAAAGAAAACATACTCAAGCAAATAGAAGTGTTGAGAAAGAAACGAATAGAGCTTGAAAAGAAGGTTTAAATTAACGGGCGAGTGGTGAAATTGGTAGACACAAGGGACTTAAAATCCCTCGGCGCAAGCCATGCCGGTTCGATTCCGGCCTTGCCCACCATAGGAGAAACCATGAAACTGACCTACGACGACATCGAGACCTTGAGAGATACATTAGTATTTAAGCTGCCAATTGATCCTGAAGAAGCAAACATACTGTGCGATATGGCAGCAAGAAGTCTTGATCTTGAATATGAAATGGGTGAAGAAGATGAATGACTTTGACGCCTTCTGGAAAGCATATCCAAGAAAAGTAGCAAAAGGCGCAGCCAGAACAGCATGGGATAGAACAAAAAACATAAGACCGTCATTAGACATCCTCCTAGAAGCAATAGAAAAACAAAAGCAACAGGAACAATGGCAAAAAGATGGCGGAACCTATATCCCACATCCCGCAACATGGCTTAGGCAAGAGAGATGGGACGATGAAGTAATTATTGA